CTTGTTTGTACTCTGTAAAAATTTAAAATCTGTGTAATAATTCTATTCATCTGTATATCTGATAAATTATCTAAATTTTCTAAAAGTTGAAAAACATTTACATTATCTAATCTAGATTGATTTAATAATACAATACCTATACTACGAGAAACTTCTTCATTGAATCCTCTTTTTACAAAGAAACCAACTACTGCATCTATTAAATTGCTAGGAAAACTAACTTGTTCTTCAAAATAATTATTGAAAAATTGTCTAACTTCCGATTTTCCTTGTTGTTGATTTGATGGTAGATTAGTATTATTCATGCACCACCTCCTGATAGTTCATTTGGATTAGCCGAAAATGTCGGTGTTGCTACAGTGCTTTGTGGTTTATTAGCTATAGGTAATGTTGTTCCACCTAAAGCATTGATACCTGCTACCGCTGCTGAGGCTGCTACTGATATGGCTAAACTTTTAGCTTCTTCTTTAGCTCCTGCTTTATTAAAATTTTTAGCATTATTGTAAGTATTGACAGCACCAATAGCAGCATTGATGTAATTTCCGTTTGCCGCTTCACTTAAAACAGTGGCCGCTCCATCTAATAATCCCCCTGCACCAAAAATACTATTTGTTCCGCCCCCTAATGGACTTAAAGGACTTGGTAGTTTGTCATAATGATCTTGGGCGAAACCCTTAATTTTGCCACTATCTACAGTTCCTGAATCATAAGTTACTGCTTCATAACCTATTGTCATTTGACATTCTGCTGGTTGGGAACCTTGATCACTACTTGAAACTGCATCATGAACAAAATTAGTTATTAACGGATTGGTTAATGTATAACTGATAAATTCTCTTTTGTTTATTTGATATAGAATAATTTGATTAAAAAAAGGTATGGTAGAATTATTATCATATCCATGAGGACCACGTATATAATCAAAAGATTTATAAGCACTTCTATTATATGATCCTGTAATTTCTGCTGTGACTGGATCAGCATAATAATACTTATAGTAAGATTGCCACATCATATTAACTATGTGTGCTCTATCATCTATAAATCTAAAAGTCATAGGACCAAAATCATGAGTTAATTGTACAACTTTTTTCCTATTATATTGATTTAATACTTGTGTTTTCATATTAAATCTAGGTAAATCAACTGATTTTACTAATAATCCTAACTCTGTTCTATGACGTTGAGTCAATTGGGGCATTAAAACTGCACTACTGTTTATGTCAAAGTAAACATGATATAGAAATTTAGCCTTAGGAGCAAGTCTATAATAGTCATCTACAAACGTGCGAGCGGCATGTTGCCAATCACCCATTTGCCCTTTCGGAGTTAAAAATGCTCTAACGATGGGATTTTGCATGTTATTATTTATAAATTAAAATAAACTAATATTATATTGACTATGTCAATAAAAAAGGGCCCTGAGGCCCTTGTTTATTTGAGTTTGGATTAAGTACCAGAACCAGTAGCAATACCACCATTTCCAGTAACTCTTGATCTGACACTTTGTGTTGGAGTAGCAATACCAACACCAGCTGTGCCTTGAGGTATTTGTATACAGTTATCTGGTTGAATAGTTAAATCAATTGTCTGTGGGGCTGCTTCAGCATAACTTAAAGATTGCCAATTCGCCTGTGTTACATAACAACCATAACATTCCCAAGTTTCCAAAATATTTGGTGAAAATGCACCATTACCACCTTCTGTAACTTCAATACGCATTAAGAACTTATAATCAGCACTTGCAGCAGCACTAGATTGCTCAAAAAAGTCAAACTGTTTCTGCATCTGTTCGCCCACCAACTTACTAACATTACCACTTTGATCGTCTCTGAGAACAACCTGTATGGTCTGCCATGTTGGTTTACCTGCATAATTGATCTTACTGTTGTAGGTTTCAATTACTTGATTTTGAAATTGCACATTGGGCTTAGCTGCTGTTTGTACCTGCTTAGTAAGTTCTGTAGTTGGTGTACTAACTCCAAAGTTCTCAAACATAATTCTAAAACGATATTTGAGTTTTGGCATTAGCATGCCTTGACTACTGGCACTACTATCGCTTGCTAGGGGTACTGTAAATCTATTTAAACTTGCAATTGCCATAATTATTAGCTCCGTTACTCTTATTTATGCCTTATAGTTGACCAATTTCACCAGTGTTCTTCAATCTTAGTGGGATGTAAATAAACTCCACAGCCTTAACTGGTTCTATAGCAATATCAACCCATAGTTCATTTTTATCAATTCTAGCAGGAGTATTATTTGATTCATCACAAACTACAATGTAATCATATAGTGCTCGTTGACCTACAAGTTCTAGCATTAAACTTTCTACTGCACCCTTTAATTCATCTCTTGTAATTTTATCATTTGGTTCAAATATATAAGGTTTGGCTAAAATATCCAACTGTCTACGTAAGTATATAACTAAACGTGCTACATTTATACGGTCAAGAGCACTTGCTGCTTTTGCTCTTGTTTTTTGGCCGAAGTTCACTAAACCTACACCTGTAAAGAATGTTATAGGATTAATTTTTACATCATATAATGTATCACGTTGACCTGTATTAAGTGCAATAACTACAAATTCACCTTCATTATCTACATAGCCAACACTACTTGCATTTGTAATACCACCTCTACGTGTACCAGCAGGAGCAAACCATGGATAACTAACACTATCACTTAGTGCTATTGTTCTTAACATCATATGACTTGGAGGTACTACAATATTACGTCCGAAATTATCACTTGTCAGTCCCCATGGATAAAACATTCCCATATATTCATCATAACTCGCAGCGCCTTTGTCGTTATCTTCAAATGCCAAGGATAAATTATTACCCCAATTTTCCAAACTAGTAGCATCTGGGGTCAATCTTGCTGGAGTATCACCTACTATAAATGCTGTTAATCCTCTATCAAAATTTAAATTAATTAATTCACCTATCAATTCTGGATAGCCTGGGCAGGATGATAAATTAAACACACGGGCTTCTTCGCGTATATCTCTTGAACTATTTACTACAGCCTGAAGTGATTGTACTACTACACTACGTTGTGCTAAACGTCCAAATTTTCCAGAACCATCTTGATTATTACCACTCACTGTTACCCAACGATGAGGATAGTAATTACTCATTAATGGATTATATGGGTCACCGTTATTATCCAACAATTCGATACGTAAATTATTTTCATCAATATTAATATAATTTTGTACAAATTTCTTAACATTAAATCCACTTCTACGCATATTCCATAACAACATACCTCTGGGGTAAAGTGCAGGATCTGGAGAATCATGATCAACATGATCAGATAATAGTAATTTGGATATTTCTGCAGGTTCTTGATCTTCACCTGCTGTACTCCATCTTGCATCTGCAAAAACTATACCATCTTCTGTGCTTTGATCTGTCTTATCAACAGGAACCCATCTAGTTGAAATAGGACCTAACTTTGTATTATCAAATCTATAGATCATTGGGTAATTATCTATATCACCACTATCAATCCATAAATCATTTGTAACTAATGGTGTTACTCCATCTTTTTGAGTTACAGGTCTAGAAGGACTTACTATGGGACCAAATGGATCTGTTCCAGGATAGGCATTACGGTATCCTTGCCATTTATTATTTGTCTGTACCATGATATCAACTTCATCTATAATACTACTATACCATAAAGTGTTATTAGCTGTCAAACTGACGGGAGCAGTATTACTTGATGTAAATCTTAAAGGTTCCCATAAAGAAATAAGTTTATCATTTACATTAGATAAAGGAGCATCGTATAAATCTGGGTTAGTTTCAGATCCAAAAAATACTTCTAAGAAATTAAAACTACTATTATCCTGAAGCCTGATCTCACCACCAAGTTTATGTCTAATTACTACTCTATTCTGACTTGTTACTTCAGCACTAATATTTATTAAACCTGCATTATTTATAACACCTGCAATTAAATCAGCATCACTGCTATCACCTGATAATGTACAAGTTACCTGAGTTGCTGCTGGTAGAAATCCATTTCCTCCAGCCACACTTTCTTCTACATTAATATCAACTATATCACCTGGGGAAAAAGTAGAAGATTGTATAATTAAATTATTCGAATCACGAACTTCACTAAGTATTTTCACACTATTTACTGTAGTTGCTCCTGCAGATCTTCTTCTGAATATTTCAAAATCAACAATATTATGAACTATTGGGCCGGATTGAGTATTATAATCCTCTTCTGTATTATATTTTACAAAAATACTTCCTGTTGGGATTCTTAGTCCACCAGTTTTATCAAGTGCAAATATAGCATCTTGTTGACTTCTGTGGATAGGTGCAGCCACTATTTCCCAAGCAAAACTATCCGCATTATATTTCTTTAAAACTAGTTTAGCACCTCCACCTGGTTCGGTGGTCTTAATCCAAAGACTTCCGGTAGGTCTTGGGGTTTGATCTGATGATTTATACGTAGGAACAGAAGTATGAGGTTGAATACTTACTCTAGGTTCACGATAAGTTTTAGCATCAATTCCCAAATCTGCTAGTGCTGTGCCACCGATAGTAAATGAGGTAATTGAACTGCTACAATGTAAAGTTAATCTATCATTTTTTGTAACACTTGCTTTAACTGTAGTACTAAAACTATTAATCTGAGCAGCAATTGTTTGTGCATCAGTACCATTAATAATCATTGTTTCGTTACCAGGTAGACCATTAGCATCAAAAAACTAAAGTTTTTGTATCTGCTGCTGAAATATCTGCGTTTCTAGAAACAACTACTGGCCAACTGTCTTTCCATTCTTGACTACCTACTTTTACCCATTCCCCAGGACTTACACTGAATAAATTACCTGGACTCTTAAACCATAATACATCTGGTTCATCATATGTTGTATCTAAGTTCATTAAACTAACTAGAGCATAATCACCAATAGCGCCTACACTTGCTTTAGGAGTATAATCTCCGGCTGCATAGTCAACCACCTTTTTTGTATCTGTAATAATTATAGGAAACTTTTTGGTAAATGTTTGTCCTTTACCTGTACCTTTAGGATCACCATTCCATTCAAAAACACCCCAATCGCTATTACCAGTATCTAACCAATATGTATTATTTGCTGCATTATCTTTAGGCACAAATGCTCTGGCATTTATACTACCTAAATCAATATCTGCTCTAACAACATAGGCCCTATTACTTACTCCAAGATAGCTATATGCTGCATGAAGTCCATATTCATTTTGTTCCCCTGCATGAATAGGGTTGTTATTTGAATCAGTCTTGAAACTGGCGATGCCAAAAGTTTCTGAAAGATCTCTTTGACTTGTTATTAAATATGCTAATCCTGCATTAGACTTTAATGTCCCAGGTGCTATTCCAGTATTAGAACCATTAGGTTTATTTTCTTCTGTTGCTATTACTATTAAAGGTACTGTGCTTGGTGCTGCTGGAGTATAAAAACTCTCGTCAACAACGGTGACTACT